TTATTGCAGGGTGACATTGTATCGAAGACACCTATAAGAATACAACAAGCAATGAATGATCCAGAGACTGGATTAAGGATCAACATTGATGGGGAAGAACTTTTATTTAATGAATTACCAGATGCTGCATCTAGAGGAGCATGGTGGAAAGCATTTAGAGAAAATGACTTTAAAGAAAACTTCGTTAAAAATGGAGTTAGTGCAGAGGAGTATGCAAAGTATGGGAACGAAACATATAGCAAAATAATTCGTGAAGGGATTAACAGGACAGAGTTAGTTAATGCAAAACAGGCTGATGCAGATAGGCTGACAACCACAAAGAACGATATATTCTTATCGTCAGGAACAAGTGATTTCCCAGATCGTATTAGACGAACAATTTACTCAAGGAGAATGACCAGGGATCAGCTAACAAATACGCTGACTACTGGTATTCAAACTGGTCAAGTTACAAGTGGAGACTTGGCATCAATGAGAGTAGAGGATATTGATCACATCGGTGGTGGCAAGACTTCAGTAGCTAAATTGATGGGACTTGATAACTACTATAAACTTGTCAAAGCATTTGATGATGCTGAGGTAGCTGAATATAGTAGAGGTGAAAAGCAAGTAACAATTGCTGCAAGAACTCAGATGAATGATATCGATGCAGCAGGGCAAAATGATGCAGATGGTTATTCAGTAGAACAACTAGAAGAGTATCAAGAGCAATTTAGAAGGGATAACAACGGTAGAGAAAATACAATATTAGCATCACGTATTGATGAGCAACGTCGTGATGAAAGAGCAGGTGTTAACTACAACAAAGAGGTAGCTTTATACCAGCAACAGATGGAGTATGGAATCTTCGATGAATCAATCTTGACGGACCCTGCAACTCCAGGTTCAGTGAAGAGACGATTAAGAAATTATCTTAACCAGAATCCACAGTTGTCACCTAAGATTGCAGCAAGTAAAGCTAATCTAGCTTCGCTGTCAGATTTAGCTTATTCAGGGTTAAAACAAGTGCCAGGGCAATCCAATCATCCTCATATTGATAGGATGAAAGGCATGTTACATGCTGAATATAATAATCATATATTAAGCGACTTGACTCCTGATCAAGCTATAGCTCTTGTAACTAAAAAATTCAACAATAGCAAAGATGATGATATAGGGAGACCAGAAAATGAAAAGCAATTTATCAATAAGGATGGATATGTTGACATTATCAACAAAGATAAGCAAAGTATAAAAAGTATAAAGACAACAATTGAGCAGAACAACAGGCTTAAGAAGTTGTACGAAGCAAAAGAAGAATTAGGTGATCTTGCGCTTGGTTCTATCTTACCGGTAGGGGAAGCTCAAAAAGTAGCTAGACAAATTCTCTTACGACCAGGAGGTAAACCATATGTGTTTACTCAATACCAAAAAGATGCTGCGGCAATATTTGGTTATTCACATCCGTACTCAATGATAAAAGCAATTATTGAGAACGAACCAGTAAAAGAAGGAGAAGAAAGAGTAATGGTAGAACTGCCACCAATTGTAGAATTTGCTGATCAAAACTTCACACCAGCACAGAAAGCATTATTTGGTAATAGCTATAAAGCATCACGGCGTGCATTAGCTATGCAAGAAGGTGTCCCCGTAAGTTCAGTATTTGAAACCGGCCAGACACTAGAAAAAACAAATTTAGAAAAACTAGCTATAGAAGCTGGTTTTACACCAGAAGAAGCAAAGATTGCATCAAGAATTGCATTAGCTGAAAGCAGTGGCAATACCACAGCATTTAACGGCGTAGGAGCTGACGAAAGTTATGGATTAATGCAAATCAATATGCTTGGTGCTATGGGTCCTGAACGTAGAGCACAGTTCGGTATTCAAACAAATGAAGATTTGTATGATCCCCTTACTAATATGAAAGCAGCTCTTGATGTGTATAAACGTCAGGGATGGGGAGCATGGAGTGTCTATACAAGCGGTGCTTATAACAAGTTCTAACCATAGAGCAAATAATGAACAAAAGTCCAATCGATGAGATGAACGAAAATGAGATCACTCAGGAGGGACAAGCAAGACAGGAAGCGTTGGATAGGATGCAATCCATTGAGGATGCATATGAAGCAACAGGCTATCCTGCTGTAGAAGACCCTTCTGAGCAAACCTCTAGTTCACCAACAGAAACTAAAACACCACCTAAACAAGAATCACCACCTAAACAAGAATCACCACCTAAACAAGAGACACCTACACAACAAACAGAACCTGAAAAAACTGGACCAGATAGGTATGGCTTCCTGCCAAAAGGAGTAGCTGAATTTACGACGGCACCAGGTGCAGGCGTTGCTGACTTTGCTGTAGGTGCAGTAAATATGTTAGGTAAGGCAGTGATGAGGGATTTGGATATTCCTGAAGTACCGACCTTATCTAAGTTTGAATCAAGTGAAGCACAGGTTGTACGAGACCTTTCATCAGTAATCATCCCTTCTGTCATCTTAGGCGGTTATGGATCTCAGGTTGCAAAAGGAGTACATGCTGCTAGGGGTGCAAGCCTTGGAAGGCTAGGCAAGCTTGGTAACGACATTGCATTCAAGAAATTTGCTGAGACCGGCATGGCTGCTGGTACTGGAGCATTCGTTGATTACACAGCACCTGTCAACTCAGATGATCTCAACGCATTAGGTGAGCTGAAGAAAGCTTGGCCACAAACATGGGGCTGGGTATCTGATGACTTTGCTGCTCTGGATTCTGATAGTCCAGAAATTAAACGTCAGAAGAACATGAAGGAAGGAGTCCTTCTTAATATTGGTGCTGACTTGATTGTTGCAGGTGCAAAACTGGTCTTAGGTAAACGTGGCGTTCAAGCTGCTACAAGCTGGGTTCCAGAAAACGAACAAGCTAAAGCAGTTACAGACAGGCTGAATGCAAACAAGGCAAAGATCAAAACACCTGAAGATGAAATTACTGCTGCTGCAGAGAAACGCATTGAGGAGTTTCAAGAGCTTGGTGACTACGGAGTATCTAAATCAGTTGACCTAGATGAGAAACCAATTTTTGGTTATCACGATCTTTACGATGATGTAGAGATGGGTATGCGTACAGCAGATGATGGTGGTGTATTAGCTGCATCAGTTGACCTTGTACGTATTGAAGGAAACATCGATACTGTCTACGGACGTATAGGTAGTGTCTTTACTGAAGGTGCCTTGCAGTTTGCAGCAGACAATGATGAAGGTGCCATGGTACTTATCAAAGGTCTGGGAGAGCAACTGACAGGAGCTGGCAAATATGGATATACGACAAGCAATGGTCGGTATTTATCATTCGCTGAAATCAGTGCTGCAGGAGACACTCTTGCTGCAAACATGATGAATATGGATGTGGCTTCAATGAAGCGAGCATTAGCACCACTAAGTCAAGTTGACCTAGAAACAGGAGCAACCATTCTTACGAGTGATGGATACAACGCTGCGTTTAAAGCTGTCAACAAATATCTAAAGGAGTATGCAACCCTTGATCAAGCAAAAGCTTATGCATATGCAAGCGCATCTTTAGCAGGTCAAGTATCAGACATGGCAGAAGGTGCACGTCTCATGGACGGTACTGGAGCAGTCATGCGTGCACAAGAAGAAATTCTTGACCGTATTGAATTCTTGATGACTGCCAAGGCTCAAACATCATATGTACGTGGTCGTGCATTAAACATGACAAACATTTGGAACAGAACTAAAAACTGGACCAAAGATAAGTTTAAGCAAATGAGTTTGATGGCTGAAGCTGAGATAGATGACGTACCAGCAGCACTGCGGGAAAAAGCAGCAGAAGCAAAGCAGACTATTGAAACCCTACGGAACGTACAGAAAGAACGTCCACAGATGTTAGGACCGTTGATGCTTGCCTATGAGGTAACGGATGGAAACATCAATAGCATGACGAAGCTTAATGAGTATGTGCGTAACAGCACGGGTACATTAAGTAAGGCATTTTTCGATGCACGTTCTGACATACCAAGTGCATGGACACAAGGAGTATGGGCAAACATCTATAACTCTGTACTGTCTTCCTTAGTCACTCCAATCAAAGCTGGCGCTAGTAACGCAGCGATTATGATTGAACGTCCATTGTCTACGTTTATTGGCGCTGCGATACACGGTGATAAAAAGACAATCCGGCGTGGACTATATCAATATGGTGCATTTGTAGATACTTTTACTAGTGCATATAGCCACATGAATGAAGTATTTAAACGTGCTTCAAAAGATCCTTCAAGTGTTGGCTACGTAATGCGTGACGACATTGCACGAAAGAACTCTCAGCAAATGGAGATTCTCAATGCACATGCAGATGCTGCTGAGGAAATGGGAGAACTTGGTCCTGCAGCAATTGTTGGCCACATTGAAGAACTAAACGCATTGTCAGAACACCCCTGGTTAAGGTTTGGTCCTAATGCAATGACTGCATTTGATGGCTTTACACGCTCTGTTATTGGAAGTGTAGAAGCAAGAGGTAGGGCATACGACATGATTAATGCTTCTAACGGAGCACTTAATAATGACATGATGGATGACATTGCCAAGCAAACATATAACCAAATGTTTGATAAGAATGGAATGATCACAGACAAGGCAGTTGAACATGCTAGTCGTGAGATTGCCATGAACTTGGATAACAATGCATCAGAAGCATTAAGCGAACTACTACGTGATGCACCTGCATTTAAACCATTCATGATGTTTCCAAGAACATCTATGAACATGGCCCTATTTGCTGGTTCTCATAACCCACTAGGTCTATTACCTGCAAGTAAATTCCAGAATGCTGTACATCAATTCAGCAGACCATTTGAAAAGATGGCTCTTGAAGACGTAGAGAAATTACTTACTACACGGGGTTTACCCTACGACAGTTCAAACATTGAAGTGGTGTACAACAATATCCGTGCTGAAATGAAAGGACGGAAAGCTATTGGCGCACTGTCTGTATTTACTGCAGGTGGGATGTTTATGAATGACAGGTTACGTGGTAACGGTCACTTTGATAAAGAAACACAACGTGTACGTAGAGACCTTGATTGGCAACCAAAGACATACAAAGGTCTTGATGGGCGGTGGTATAGCTATGCAGACTTAGGACCAGTCAGTGATTGGATGGCACTAACTGCTGATGTTATGGATAACTTAGTTGATGGGACATTGACACCACAAGATGGTCAAGACTTAATGAATAAAATGGGCTTCATTCTATCTGCAAGTGTGACTAGTAAGTCATTAATGGCAGGTTTAGAACCAATGAATGATGTCTTTGCAGGCAACCCTGCAGCGTTAGCTCGATGGGGAGCTTCATTTGGTAGTGGTCTTGCACCTTTGAGTGGCTTGAGGAATGATCTTTCAAGACTAATGACTCCTCAATTAAAAGAACTGGATCAGGAAATGGGTGCACTAATTGCTAATAGAAATCCATTGATGAAAGATGGTCTTGCTGATAAGTATGACTACATCAGTGGTGGTCTAGTTGGCGTACCTAGTAACTGGACACGTATTTGGAATACCTTTACACCCTGGAAGATTAGTGATGACATTACCCCAGAAAAACAGTTCCTGATTGATATTGAATTTGACGGTAGGCCAACACTAACAACCAATGGTCGTGGTGTTCGTCTAACCGCAGAACAGAAATCAGCGGTTGCTCAGAAGATGGGAGATCAAAAGTTGTATCGTGATGCGATTCTAGAAGTAATGCAATCAACTGAAGGAAAGAAATTCCGTGAAGAGTTTAAGCGTGCAAGAGCAGCTAATGAACAAGTCAGAATCGAAGATTTTGCAATGCTTCACAGCAACTTAAAGGATGCACTAAGAGATTCCATGAAATACGCAATTGAATCTCTTGATGAAGAAATGAGAAATTCTATCACTGATGCAGAGTACCAAAAAAACCAAATTCGTGATGCAAGTCAAAGGGGAGATGTAGAAACACTTGAACGACTCCGTCAATACAATAACTATTAAAAATGACTATTGAAACTCCTACAGCGGCATATGTACGCTATGACGGGAATGGAAGTACAACTCAATTTACTTTTTCATTTACCAAGTTTGAAGATGACGACGTTGTAGTCTATCTATTCAATTCCAATACGGGTAACTTTGACTTAAATAGCAGTTACACCATTTCCGGTTCAACCATTACCTTTAACACTGCTCCACCGGCAGGCACAGGTAATGTATTAATCTTTAGACGCACTGATTTTAATGCATCTAAAGTACCAAATTTTAATCCAGGTAGTTCCATACGTGGAGAAGATCTAGACAAAAACTTCTTACAGTCCTTACGAGTTGACCAAGAGTTTAGAGACTTAAAAGTTGATAAGTACGACCCAGAGGTTTGGGCTAATCTTGACATGAATAATAGTCGTATTTCTGAACTAGCAGAAGGTACGACAGATACTGATGCAGTGACTCGGGGTCAATTAGGTAAAGTAATTACTGAAGATTTAATTGGTAGCTCTACAATTACCCTTGCTGATACAACTGGAGGATCAAACTCAAACAAGCAAGTAACTATTTCAGTTGCAAACAGCAGCATAGGAACATCTAAGCTCAACAATAATGCTGTCACCACTGCAAAGATTGCTGATGGTGCTGTAACTTCTGCAAAGATTGCCGATGGCACAATTACCGATGTTGACATCAGTGGCGGTGCTGCAATTGACGGTTCTAAGTTAAACATCGAATTAAATGACCTGTCCAATGTCGACACCCTTCCTAACAATGGTGAGTTTTTAAAATGGACTGGATCTGAGTGGGTAAGCGGTGCAGTTGCTGGTGCACTAGGAGGTACTGTTACTAACATTGCCACTGGCACTGGTTTAACTGGTGGACCTATTATTCTTAATGGTACTGTTTCGATTGCTAATGGTGGTGTTGATACAACACAGCTTGCAGACAACGCAGTAACGACTGCCAAGATTACAGGCAACGCAGTTACTACTGACAAGATTACAGATAACGCAGTTACTACTGACAAGATTACAGATAACGCAGTAACGACTGCCAAGATTGCAAACACCGCCGTAACTGCAGGTAAGTTAGCAACATCTTCAGTAACCAGTACTAAAATTGCAGATAATTCAGTTACTGATGCCAAGATTACAGACAACGCAGTAACTACTGCAAAGATTGCAAACACCGCAGTTACTACTGCAAAGATTGCAAGCACTGCCGTAACTGGAGGTAAGTTAGCAACATCTTCAGTAACAACTACTAAAATTGCAGATAATTCAGTTACAGCCGCAAAGCTAGCCAATACTGCTGTAACTGCTGGTAGCTATACTTCCAGCAACATCACAGTAGATGCGCAAGGACGTTTAACTGCGGCTAGTAGCGGTACTGAAGTTGGCACTATTTCTGTAAAAGATTACGGTGCAACGGGTGATGGGTCTACTAACGATTACTCAGCAATTACATCTGCTATCGCCGCAGCCGCTGGTAAGACTTTAATCTTTCCAAAAGGTACTTACTCCGTTTCGCAAACGATCATTTTTGATCAAAGTGACTCCATTATTCGTGGTGAAGGTCAAGTGACCATTACCATGCCTGCCAGTACCCACCGAAATTGGTCAGTAGCAAACGTTGGTAAATCAACTGTTGGTACGGCTAACGCAATATCACCAGTTGAACGTGTTTTAATTGAAAACATTACCTTTGATTTTAATGATGATCGAAGGGATTCAGTTTCAGGAACACAGTCAAGTCAAGACGATGCTTACAAGAAGAATGCTTGTACCATCGCAAATGCTAAGTACATCACGATGCGTAATTGCCGTTTCCTTGATGGCTTTCGGCATTGCTTAGATATTTCTACACCAATTAAAAAGAACGTAGGTTCTCTTACAAGGCAACAAAAGTGGCTTCAGATGCCTGTACTGCCTAACATTGGTGGTACAGAACTTTTCGGTGCTCAGTACATTACTATTGAAAACTGTTATTTCAAAGGTGGTGGAGACGATAACTTAACGACTCACTATTGTTCTGATGTACTAATTACTGGCTGTAGATCTGAAAGTCCGCATGGAGGTTACAGTGATACCGGAGATGGTAATCACAATGGTTTTGAGATTGATGATGGTTCTCGAAACATTATCCTAACTAACTCGGTTGCAATCAAGTGTATGTCGGGTATTGAGGTTAAAGCTCATGAATACTTCCCGGCTCCCTACAACATCATGATTGACGCCTGCAGGATTATCAACTGCACTGAACCGATTGAAATTCATCACACAGGTTGGGAAGGACCTGTTTCAGGAACCGGAAATGCGGATGACGCTGAACTAGGTAATGCTTTCCATCATCTATTCAGCGATACGTCAGGCACTGTCACTCTCGGCGCAGGCACCGATCAAGAGGTTGTGTGTACTGACGGTATTTCACCGATG